AAAAAAAAATAAAAAATCGTCAAGGGTTCATTATGAATTGGATGAATTAATTCTCAATCTAAAAAAAGCCATCAATCAAGACGATTATGAATCTGCAGCTTATTATGCAAATAAATTACCTCGACCAATTCCTTGGGATTCAGTTGTATATAATTGGTATCCCTATGTTTATCAATACAAGAGAATGATTGAGAATTTTTTATATGCAAATGATCTATGAAATTACTTTTTAGTTTTAACGATTATTTGTGTAATTATTATTCCACTCATAATTACAATTAATATTATACTCGCAATCGGGTACCAATAATAATCTCGAGGGATATCTATAAAAATATATATCTGAATTAAAATCATTAAAAGAATTTGAATTAATAAAGTGATAGAAAATGCCTTTGCTTGAATAATTTTATTCTTTTTGATAAAAGCAATTTGTGCTGAAATTATACCTAAAACGGCTAAAATTAATACTAACATAGTAATGGGTAATTCAATTTCTTTCCCATTTCGTAAAAAATAAAATGTTGGTAATGTTATTATTAATAAAATAATATTAACCACTAATGCCATAACAAACAATTGTAAAAATCTATCCATTTTTTTTAAATTGAAAATTTAAATATAAATTTTATTTAAATTTACCAAGAAAATGTTGACGGATTCGAATAAGTTCAAGCGATTGTGTGAGATTGGAAATGCTATTGCATTGAAGAATTCACATATGACACAATGTCATTCCGCTTTAATCATTAGTGGAGGATCCATTATCTCCACAGGAGTAAATTCATTTGATCGATGCAAATTTGATCATAAGTATACTCCTGGATGTCATGCGGAAGTAAATGCATTGATGCGAATCCCCAAGAAAATTCGTCGCAATAATTTGCAAATGATTGTTTTCCATCCAGGAAAGGATAAGTTTCATCCAAATAAGCCTTCTAAGCCTTGCAGTTTCTGTATGAAGTTTATAAGGGAGTGGGGAATTGATCGTATATACTATATTTGTCCTTCCACACGAGAATGGGTCTGTCGACGGACGAGGGATATGAATGAAATTTATTTCTCCTCATTTGTCCGGAATATGGGTATGGATATTTTCAATTAATTAAATAATAGTTTTTTTATTATTTAAAATAATGGATCAGAATACACAAGCGGGATTAACCTTATATTATGAAGCATTACGAAGAATTCATGCTGATTGGGACGATTCAAAATCATTAAGTATAGCTCATATGGCTTTATCCAAAGCTCTTTACGGATTATCATACACAAATGAAATTGAACAATTAATTAAAACTTGTAATAGAGAAATCATGAATAAGCGTTTTCATAAATAAGTCTATAGGATAGTAATATATCCGTGGTCCGTTCAGGGAATAATACTATATCTTTAACATTCATCCAATCCACGTAATGTAACTTATTAAAAATATCCAATGCATTAGGCGATTGGTCTTTAAATACGACATAATCTATCTCCACTCGTTGGAATGCTTTTTTTTTATTGAAGATAGTTGTTTCAAGCCAAATACTTACATGTTTATTAATAGTTTCTTGATCCCATTCATCCGATAAATTATTGTAGAATATTTCATCTAACAATTCTTGAGTTGCATAATACTGCTTTAATCTAAATAATCCAATTAATCTCTTATACATTCTATCTATATTTATAATTACTTATAAATAAATTCTCAATTAGTATCTATACTTCTATATATAGCAGAAATAGTCCAATCCGAACTGAGCAAGTATTCATTCGGAGCTCCTGAAGTTACTAATAATCCCATCACATTATTTGCGTAATAAAATGGCATGGAAATAGTGACTAAATTATTTACATTAGAAAATGGATAATTTCCTATAGTTATATTATCCGAACCGAGTTTCTTAAATAAGACAGTGTATATACCAGATCCATTGGATGTAGCTGGAACAGTTGGATGATTTAACTCAAATTGGAATTGAACTAAATCATTGTTAGTTACAGTTACAGTCACTTGATTATTTAAAATATTTTCAGTCTTTATATTATTTAATATTTGAGTTCGTTGATTTTTAATTGTATTATAGTTACTATATGAAATAACACCAAATATTAGAGCGATTAAAGCAATGGCTATACCTATAACTAGAAATGCAATCGTTGGAATATTAGGATTCTTTATGAGAGAAACATTCATAGATTCCCAAGGTTTTATATATTGAACACTCATAACTGTTTTTTTAAATAGATTATTTTTTTTATTTACAAAAATGAGGATTACGTTGGAAGGATTCAGGACGTATCAACAAAAAACAGTCATTGATTTCCCCGATGAGGAAGTCACACTCATTGAGGGGAAATCTGGCCAGGGAAAATCAACCTTATTTAGAGCCATTCATTGGTGTTTATATGGAAAGAAAGAATCGACCTATACATGGAGTTCCACAAAAAAGAAATGTTATGTAGAATTACAAATTGAAAATGTCTCTATCGTGAGACAGAAAAACCCTGAACGAATCACTGTTACTTTTGAGGATGATAATACTTCCCTATCAAGTGAGGAAGCTCAAGCATGGATTAACAAAAAATGGGGGTCAAGAGAGAGTTGGATTGCTAATTCATATCTTATGCAAAATTCTCGAAATCCATTAATTCAAGGGACTTCTTCAGAAAAATTATCCCTTTTGGAAGAATGGGCATTTCCCGAGGATTCTCCATCGGATTGGATAGATAAATTGTCTATCCAAAAGAAAAAGCATCAAAAGGATTACGAAACGAATTATTCAATGTATCAATTACTAAGTAAACAATTAATTGTTCCAACTGATATGGATATTATGAAGGAGTATCCTTCATTCACGAAAGAAAATCAATCAAAATATCAAAAGGAATTAAAGGAATTAGAAAATAAATGGACGGAGATAAATCAATTAGAACAGCAAAAATTAGTATATAAAAATTTAGTAAATGATTTATCCATTCTAGAGGAGGAAATTAATTCATATAATGAATCATTAATGGATGAAAATTCATTAAATGAGTATATCTCTATAACGGATAAATTAAATACCATTTCATCCTTGAATAATTTAATACTACCACTCAAAAAAAATATAATCCATTACCCATGGATGGATGAAATAACTAATTGGGAGAAAACCATCCACGAACAAACTCTTGCAAGAGAAAAAGAATCTCAGTGTAAATCATTGAATTTGACCTATTCAAAAGAATCCATCCAATCTGAATTGGATTATATCATTGAATTGGAGAAAGTATTCCCTAAAGTCATTGAATATAACTCTCTTGAATTCCTTTCTAATTTCCAAGAAATAGAAAATGAGTATTCCATTGAAGAAATTTCTCAAGTTAAATTACAAGAAAATAAATATACTCAATTTATTAATACATGTAAAAAATTAAAATTAAATCCATCCGATATCCCTTCAATGAAGGAGAATAGTATTAGATACCAAAAAGTATCAAAATTTATCCCCACCTATAAAGAATGGAAAAAGGTATACACAAATTATGAGCAATGGTTAGATTCATTAACTGACTATAATGAAGAAGAAGATGAAGAAATTCTTCGTAAAGAAATTACAGATAAAAATGAATTACTTTCATCCATGAAAAAGAGTTTGGATATCCATACTTGCCCTCATTGTTCTGGGTATATTCGTGTAATAAAAAATAAATTGGTTATAGCGGATACAGCTCCATCCAATACCCATGATATCCAAGAATTGGAAAAAACGATCGCATTAATGGAAGAGAATTTATTCTATATAAAATCAATAAAAGAATTACAAGCTAAGATATCCCATCTTCCCTTGGAAGATTTGGAATGGGCTATCAATCAATCAATCAATCAATCTGTAGAAAATTTGGAAGTGATTCAAAAGCCTGACCTATCTTCATCTCAAATGGAGAAAATAAATCAACATATAAAGAAATTATCTCTCCAAAAAGAATTGGAAGGAATTGATCTATCGAATCCATTATTTAAAAAATCCTCTCTTTCAGATTATAAATCAAAATTATCCAATCTTGTAAAAAGTCCATGGATGGACTTACTTCCTTATCCAGTGAATAAACTTCAAGAGGGGTATAAGATGAAACAATTAATTGATCAATATACTAAAATGGAGGAAAAGAGAGATCTTATCTCTCAAGAAATTCCCCTTAATGAAGAGAATGATTTATCCATTCGAAATTCATTCATTAAGGAACAGGAACAATTAAAAACAAAAATTTCCCAATCCAACAAGAGGAAAATCACATTAATTTCTTCTATCAAAAAGATTGAATCCATTATTAATAATTATTCAATGAATGATATAACTGAGATTGAAGAAAATATTGCTATTCTTAGAGAGTATCTCCAATTATGTACAACAATGATTCCCTATTTACAGAAAAAAGAGGACTTGGAAAAAGCTGAATTGGCGTATAAAAAGTCAGAACAGTCAATGTCTTTGTTCACTCAATTAATTGAACGAGCTAAAATTTTGGAACATACTTTATTGGATGATTATTTATCTACATTAAATTCACTTATTTCGGATGTCACGGGTGAAATGTTTGATGATCCAATCTATGTTGCATTCGAATTATTCAAGGGAGATACTCCCAATGTCCAATTATCCCTCCTTTATAAAGGAGGACAGAATGAATCTGTATCAGATTTAAGCGGGGGAGAAATTGATCGTATTAGTCTCGCTGTAACAATTAGTTTGGCTGTATTATCCCCCTTCAAGTATGTTCTATTAGATGAATGTTTTGGTTCATTGGATGCACCGACAAAAGAAAAATGCCTTTCATCTATCAAGAAATTACTTCCCCATAAAGCCGTATACATTATAGCGCATGGGGAGACTGAAGGTGATTATGAGCATCATATTCAATTTAATTAATTGATTTTTTTTAATTTAAAATTAATCCATTTTCAAAAAATGGATCAATGTATGATTTGTATATCATCATTCAATAAAACTATTAGAAAGCCGATCCAATGCGATTATTGTAAATTAACCTATTGCATGCAATGTATCAAGAGGTATATTCTTTCTAGGGCGGAAGATGCTCATTGTATGAATTGTAAGACGGGGTGGACGATGGATTTCTTATTTGTCAATTTCCCTCTCTCATTCATTCATGATGACTATGAATTATCTAGAGCAAAAATTAAATTAATTCAACAAAAGATTCTTCTCCCCGAAACACAACTTCTTATTAATAGAAGGAAATGTCTTCATACAATGAGTAAAAAACATAGGAAATATATGGATGAAGTATACCAAATGAATTATTTGCTTGGACAAGTCACTTTCCAAAGTACCATTCATGTTAATTTAACTACAGCAGTAAAAACAGTCCAAGATGCAATGGAAGCTTTCCTTATTGCAAAAGCGAATTATGATGATTTAACTTTCCAAACAATTAATGAAAATAATTCAATAAGTTATATATCCAAGATTAAAGAGGAAGTATCTATTATCTCGCATTGTATCAAAGATGGATGTAGAGGATTTATCTCTAATAGAGGAAAATGTGGCTTATGCAATTTAATTGTATGTACCAAATGTCTCAAGGAAAAAATGGATTCACATGAATGTAAGGAAGAAGATATCGCTTCAGTTAATTTACTTAGGAAAGATTCTAGGTTATGCCCGAAATGTAAAGTATTAATCCATCGATTTGAAGGATGCCCTCAAATGTGGTGTACTCAATGCCATACAGGATTTGATTGGAATACTGGAGAAATTCTTAAAAAGCTCCATAACCCTCATCTAACAGAATGGTTAATGAATAATAACAATAACAATACAAATCAACCCATTCAAGATAATAATAATAATCCATGCGGATTACCCGCTATAGATTTAATGGATATTAGGAATAAGATTGCTTTATCCAAAGACCAATCATATGTACGAACTATTTATGACAAAGCTCAACATTTCCATAATTTCGAAATTCCAAATTTGGGACAAAATTTTGAGAGGAGATATGAAGAATTGAGAGAAACATATTTAATGAAAATAATTAGTGAAGAAACATGGGTCAATGAAATTAAAAGTATTCGTAAAAGAGAAATGAGGAATAATGAATTAATCCAAATCCTCGAATTATTTTTTGATGCATCCATGGATATCCTTAGACAATTACAACAGAATAAAATTAATTGGATGATTGCTCATAAAGGATTAAATGATCTATGTGAAATGGTAAATAATAAATTGAGTATTATAGAAAAGAGACTTAAAATTTCATGTATGAAATATAGAGTTTAAACATAAAATATTTTTATATAAAAAAAATGTCATCAGATTTAAAAGAATTAATTGAACGTTCTCTCTTTGATCCTTCTAATGAAGAACGTTCTTTTAGTTCTGAATTTGAACGTGTTCATAAGCATCACATTGATTCGTTAGTTTTATTCGCCCCTGAAACGGATAAAGCAATTGTTTTTTTCCATGGGAATTATGGAAATGTGACATGGTATACAGAAAAAATGAAAATGATTCAAAAGAAAAATCCAACCTGTGATATTTGGTGTTTTGACTATCCTGGATTTGGTAAGAGTAAAGGAAATTCCAATACAGATAAACTTATTGATTCTGCATATACATTTTTGAATATGATTTCAAAAATGTATAAGTCATGGGAATGGGTTTGCGAAACAATTGGTGCGGGAGTGGCGATGGGTGTATTAGTCCAAGGAGATAAGAAATTAGATTATTTACCAAGTAAAATAACCATCATTAATGGATTTAGATCTGTAGGAAATATGGCTATGGAACGATCAAGTATCCCTAATGCAAAACATATCGTGAAAAAGTTTGGATTTGAATTAAATACATACAAATGGATCATTAAAGCTAGAGAAACATTTAATGGAACTTGCCCTTCATTCTGTATTATTAGAGCATTGGATGATAAGGAAATTCCAATGAAACATTCGCAAGATTTATGTGAGGCGGCGGGTGTATCTTTAGTCGTAGTCAATGGTACACATAGAGATTATGAAATTTGAATAATTTATTAATTTTTTATTTATTTAAATAATAAATAAGATGGATGCATTCATTGAATCACGTTTCAAGAATGGTATCATTGATTTGAAGGATTATTCCCTTCATGAATTTCCAGAACAATTATTCAAGTATAAAGATGAATTAATTGGATTGGATCTCAGTGGGAATAATATCGGTTCTCTCCCTTCGAGAATCAATGAATTCAAGAAATTGAAGTACCTCTATCTGGTGAATTGCCAGATTGATGAATTGCCTAAAGAAATTGGAGAATTGGTTCATTTAGAAGAATTACTTTTGAGAGCTAATTTCATTGATGATTTGCCGAAAGAAATTGTTAATCTAACAAATCTAGAACACTTAGATTTGTCTGAGAATGTCTTTACAAATTTCCCAAATGAAATATATTCTTTAACTAATCTTCGTGTATTGGATTTAACATTTAATTGTTTGAAAGATCCTTGCGATAAATTAGTCCTTGAAAAGATTCCATCCATTCTCTGGTATTTCTATTATGGAAATAAACCAGTCCAATCATGGACATAAAACAAATTCTTATATATATTTTTTTTTCTAAAAAAAATATATTTAATTTAATTATAATTGGCAGGATTTACCTGTATTAAAATCATACCATTTCATATGATGATCCAACGTAATTCGATGGAATCGAGCTAGTTTAGATTGTGTATCATGGATATTATAGGACATATAAATATTCCCATTCCAATTCACTAATCCAGAGATATATTCTACACCTAAATGTTCCAGAATGAATGTTCCACTAATTTTTTTAATTTCAAATGATTTATTCATCCATACTAGTTTCGTGAAGTATGTATCCTCTACAGGCGTATCATAATTCACGAAATGGACAGAGAAAAGATACCCCTCATTATAGGGGATAGGGCTTGTCGATCCTCGTATGAATGGGAAAAATGTTTGTGGGATTTCCCTATTCACAATTTCTTTGAATGAACCATTCTCAATATCAATTTCATTAATAATAAATGGAGAAAATTTATATATAACTAATACACGATTTTTTTCATCCACAAAAGGGAGCCAATTCTTTTGCTGGTCAGTCATATTTTGACATTGTAAAATAACTGTTTTATCCACATTGTATTTATTATCTAATCGACATAACACCATGGTTGGACGAGGGTGATTGAAACATTCCAAACTTGTTGCAGTGAAATATAAAGTATTATTATATGAGAAAACTCGTGGATCTTCATACCCTATAATGGGGGATTGAATTGATCGAGGGTATACGCCAAAATCTTCTACTTCTTTATGGAATAAAATTCTAAAATAATTATCATAGATATATACAAATGTTTTTGATATGATACGATCCCATGGATCCCCTGAAATAATGTATCTCTTATTATCCCTCTTATAATTATGCCCTCGGATGAGGGATACCATTTGATTATTATGAATGACTAAAGAAGCATTCATTAAATTTATATTGGAATGAGACATATAAGGTCTAATTTCAACGGATTTAGGAGAAATCCTAAATAAAAAATAATTGATACAACGGAATAATTTTGATTTCATATGATTATTTTTTTGGACTGAAGGATTAATAATTAACTGTTCAAAAAGTTCAAATGCTTCCTTCAATTTGCCCTTAGAAATATACCCATCCATTAGAATCATATTTCCAAACATGATGGATTCTTGAGTTGCATTCTTTTCTTTGCGGATATTTTTCGTCACAACATTTTCCAATTTTTGCAATTCTCCCTTATGAAGGAGTTTAATTGCTTCTGAATGATGCACTGAATCCATTTTTAGTATATTAGTCCTTTAAATCTTAAGAAGTAATTTAAATTTTTTTCCAAAAATAAAAAATGAAAGACATCCGACAAAAATACCCCGACCGAGTGCCAGTTATATGCAATGGAACGAAAAATTTAAAGCATAAAATTACCAATCAAAAATATCTTGTTCCTAAGGAAACAACTTTAATGGAATTCTTATCTAAATTGAGAAGAACATTCAAATTAGATTCTACCCAAGGAATATATATTGCTATAGACGGTGATTTACCTTTATTAAATTCTACGTTTGCCGAATTGGATGACTTATATCGTCACGAGGAAGATGGTATTTTGTATATGGATATCTTACAAGAAAATGTTTTTGGTTAATTATTTATTTTTTTTTATAAATAATTACTTAATATTTAATATTGAAGAAACTTCCCATTCCATCAAACCAATCAGATACAGATTCAAAGAAATTAGATCCATCATCGTATTTACTAGAATATTCATAATGATTCTTATAATACCCTGATCCTGTTAGTATTACTTGAACGATCAATGCAATTATTATAATTGCAATAACAGCAACAAGTAATCCTATCGCTACTTTTCCTCCATAGGATAATCCTCCTTGTTGTGATGATGATGATGAAGTATTAGTATCTTTGGTAGAGGATTCTCCTTGGGATTCATCTCCTTTAAATTTAGTCATATCTTCTTCTCCAGAAGAAGAAGAATAGGAACCAATATCTTTTGTTGATGTACCAATTGTATCTAATGAAACAAATCCTTCAGATATAGCATTATATGAATCTCCATATTCAGAGGTAGAATAAACTGAGGCGGATTTAATACCTAAAGACTTTAAGTGAGTCACATCAGTAATACTAGCTTGCTTTTGATTATTTACTAAAAATACTATAGCATTTTCTTTCTTATCACTATTATTTAAATTACTGAATTTGTATACACCATTAGAATAAACACCTATATAAACTGGATATTGGCAAGTATAATCACTTGATAAAATTTCATTCGAAGAAGAGGGAACAGGTAAAGCCCCCGCACAGACGGCAGAACATCCTTTTTGATGGGGATTTTTTACCGATAAAGAACACCCCTTGAAATAGGATCCAACTGTTCCCACTTTAATTTTATCCGCTTTTTGGAAGATATCTCTAACACATCCATAAAATGCAGGATATTCATTTGTTCCATACAAAATTCTAACATAACTTTGTAAGTATTGATAGAGAGATAAAGCGTCTGGATTTAATTCATTGATGGGTATATCTCTATAATCATAGAGTTGAGTTAATTTTTGTCTAATATCTTTTTCATTGAATAAAGTATTCACTGTATAACCTTTTGATGGGTTTGCTACAATTTCTGTAGCTGGGGGAGAACCCGTATATTCAGGCTCAGGGCTTTTGATATCATCTATTCCCTTCTTTACTGAGACTGGATCTTGTAAATTAGGGGATGAAACTGGACTCATTGAAGGAGATACAGATCTACTTGAACGTTTAACTCTTCCATTAAATCTAACCATATCTTTTTTATTAAAATAAATAAAAAAGTTTTTTAATGATATTAAAATAAAAATGATTTATTATATGTAATTGTTATTCCCAATAAAATAACAAGAATTACAGCTATAATACCAACTACAATAGATGCTATTTGCCCTGTAGATAATCCATTCTGAGAATCTTGGATTTCTTTATTTCCAGTTTCTTTGTCTGTCATTATCTTTTTTATTAAAAATAAAAAAGATTTAAATCCAATTTTTTTCTTTCATTTTATTAAAGCATTGAATTAACATTTCTACATCATCCATCGCTCGATGTGTTTGAATCACCGGAGGTAATCCCAAATCATTATATAATCGCTGTAATTTAGGCCAGCGATTATTATAATATTTCTTTGATTCTCTCATAGTACAAATACTTGGGAGATCATTCCATTGATTATAGGCATCAACCATCCCATTCAATGCAAATTCATGCGCTAAAATAGATTTATCAAAGTATACATTATGACAAACTAAAATTACATTATAATTAGTCATAATATATGAAAGTTTATCTAAAACATACTTTATTTCTTTTCCTTGAGAGATACATTCTTCAAGGAGTCCAGGATCAAAGGGGGGTTTTGATAATTCACACGATGGATAAACCAAAAAATTATCCATTTCTAAGATTTCTTTTGAAATTGAATGTTGTAATACCCAAGCTATTTCTAATAAACGAGAATCCTTATACGAATCAAAAGGGAAATGTTCACAAGAATCAGGAATTAAATCGCATACTTTTATTGGGAGATTGGTTGTTTCAGTATCAAGAAAAAGATACAAAGGATCTTCCTCTTCAATAAGCATCATCATCATTTATTTATATTTATAAATAAATATTCTTAAATCTTCATTGAAATATCTGGTTCAATAAATACATTATAATACTGTGGATCTTTCTCATCCATCTTTAGAAGGAGTTTCTTTGTGACCCATAGTACCACCACTAAAGTATATCGCTGAGGGGGAGAATTGGAGGAAGGTTCCTTAAATTGGACTTTGAAAACAGCATTCAATTGCTTGAAGACAGGTCCAGAACAAGCCTCTAAGAAATTGGGTCTTAGATCAAAGCAATGCATCGCCATTCCATCATGATTGATATTATTCTGCATACAATAAAGAGCTTCCATTTCAACCCTCTTAATGGGAGTTTCGGGAATACGGCTGACACTTCCATAATTGAGCGAGTAATTGAGAATAGGCCATGCTCCTTCAGATACATCTTCTAAATTATCAGTGAAATTGCAATAGTTATTGAGTTTATGTGCCTGTGTATTTACTGCAAGGAATGAGATTGCCTTACAAGGAGCATCATGATTTAATTGAATTGTTCCCGCTTGTCCCTCTTGGAATTCTTCTGTTGAAGGAATAACAACAAAATCATCAATGAAACGTTGATAGATACCTCCTTGATCTTTTGCCTGGCAACGAATCTCTTCCTTATCCTCTTCATCCACAAGAGACATTCGAGCAAACATTTCAGGGGTTGGAAGATACTTATCATTCGTCATATTCATTGTAATATAATTGAGATTGAATGGAATTTCCTTCCATTCATTTGAATCAGGGATGCGTTGACGCATACGCAGTAATTTTTCAATTGAATTGAACTCAAATCGATGAATAATCTTTTCTCTATCCTTTAGCAAAAAAATGGGAAGGGCTTTGGAGGGGTGAATAGCGTAAAACCATGGAAGCATGACGTATAATTCATCTGATGGAAGTTCCTTGGACCATGTAGTTAAATTGGAACGATGTCCAATCAATTTTAGATACTTATCAAACATTCTCGGTTCCATAATAAATTTCATATAATTGTAAATTCCAATAGGAGATAAGGTATTTACAGCTATATCATCACTTTTTAGAACAGCATACTTGAAGAGATTAATCCCTGGAAAATCAGGCCATTTAATTTCAATGGTATCTTGGTATTCTGGAGCAACTTTTACTGGAGGAATTTCCTGAACAAGATAGGAATAATCTAAATAATCTAAATTATCATCAATCGTATAATCCACCGTCCCCTTATTAGACTTTACACTCTTGAAAGAGACTGTACTGGATGCATTCCTAGCGACAGGTTCGAAAATATCCGCAAAGCAATTATTCCAATATTCAGCGTCCTCTTTCGGCTTATGTAATTCCTTTTGAAGGGAACTCATTTGTCTCAAATCATATCGAGCAGGATTTGCCATTTATTTTATAGCATAAAATAAATGTATTTAAGATAAAAATTAACCTAATCCAGCCATTATATATTGTACATAAGGCAATTTAAAGAAATTAAATAGATTTACTATATTTGTATCGGATATCCATTTTTTCATACATTTTACAATTTGACTATCTTCATTTTTATTTACATCTAAAACAGTTTGTAATTCTTTATGAAGTAATTCATTACATTCTTCACTATTATTCATTATACAATAATTATTAATAAATTCTGTGACATATTTCATTCCAGTATAATAATCTACCTTTAGTCCATTAGTTCTTAAGTTATGTACATTCAAAGCCAAATTAAACGCATGTATCGCACAAAATTGATGTCCACCAAGTATCTGTAAATTAAAATCATACGGATCATATATTCTATTTCTCTTATCAACATATTTATAATGAGCAGTTCCTAATTTTGTAGCGCCTATATAATTTCCACGAGATGGCATATTTTTACCCATATCTTCTACGTATATAAGACCTGGTATATCTACAAGATTTATAAAAAATTGTATATTTTGATCCACTAATTTTTGAAAAATACTAAAAATAAAATCTATAGATAATTCTTCAACTTTCGAACGTTTATTATCAGGAATAGTGCATGATTGCATTAAAAGATTTATCGAATCATTAAATCCTGATTTATCAATCCCTTCAGTATCAAAATGAGTTCTTCTTGTTCCAGTTACAGATAATTTTAAATATTTTCTAGGGTTTTTTCTAATGGATTTTCTAGGGCTTTTTCTAATGGATTTTCTAGGGCTTTTTCTAATGGATTTTCTAGGGCTTTTTCTAATGGATTTTCTAGGGCTTTTTCTCCTTTTGACTGGAGAAGATTTTCTAGGCATTTTTAAATAAGAAAATTTTTTTCTTATTTAAATATACATTTTATTGATTAAAATGAATACGATAGAAGTTACAGAAAAATATATAAAGGAATTGGAATGGTCTATTGGAGAGAAAAATCCAGACTATAAGAATATTGTATTAACGATTAAAGTCATGAAAAAAATAGCTATACTAAAAATTTACCCATCATTTGAATCTTCTATTTTTATACAACAATTCAAAGATTATATATCAGATTTTAATAAAGAAATTCTATGGGTATATATCGTTCATAAATGGATGAAAGCGATTAATATATAGATAAATTTTATCTTTTTATAGCCATTTTTTATAAAGGAAAAAATACCCTTAAATAGAAGAAATTTATATTTACAAAAAATGAGCACAAAGACCCGTCCTTCAGGTGAACAACTAAGCCAGCAAATTCTTGATATTCTTGAATCCATCAAGTATAACAATGGTATCCTTCTAGCACTTGTTCCACAGGATTACACTGTTGAAGTAGGCCAGAATAAGATTTCTCGCACTCAGCTTAAGGAAAATGCACGCAATGTTGAGCGTGCCCTAAAAGCCATCGCTTCACAAGTAAAGCGTGGTGTTCGTCGCCGTGTTGCAGCGGATGATTCAGCGGAAGGTGCTTCAGCTACAGACAAGCCTAAGCGCCATGGTGGGCTAGATAAGCCCAACTATTACAACAAGGAACTCATTGATATGTTCCTTAATGCCGACCTTGGCACAATCGATCCACTTAACCCCAAGTCAGAAAAGATTACCTCAGTCCTCAAGCGTTCAGCGTTTGGTCAAAAGTGTATTGCTACCCCCCATACATTTAGCCGTCTATTTTCTATCCTTATCAAGATGAATGATTTCCAGGATAAGGAGAAGGGTCAGTATATCCGTTTCCCCGAAGGATTCCTTAAGAAGAATCTTCCCGGTATTACGGATGTCCTCAGCAAGAGTGGATTTGACCTTACCTCAATCACATGGATCAATCTAGGCAAGTTCAGCTCCGCCGCAGTAGTAAATAAGACTGTTCTCAATGAAGCTCAACTTGCAGAGCTTGAAAAGAATACAGAAGTTGCTCGTGATGTAGAAGGTCTTGCTAAGCAAATTCTTCTCCGTCATAACAAGCAGGAAACAGTCCCAGTTCCAGTTGTTCCTTCATCCCTTGTTGGAACTGCTGGTCCTTCAAAGCTTTCCCCAAAGAAGAAGTAAATAAATAATTATATTAATTGTCCTCCAGGATTTGGACTATTATTATATGCAGCTATACATTTAGAATATGCATTACATAAATGTCCAGTTTTATCTGTGGATTTTGTTATTTGAATTCCTTCTATACTATTAGGTAAATCCCATAATCCAAGATCTGATATATCATTATAAAAAACACTATTATTTAATATTTCTTTTGGTGTAGCAAGAAAAACTTTATATCCTTCTGGAATTTTAATAGAATAAAATTTAGATGGTATATTTACATATTGTCCTACATCATATGAATATTCATCTCCTTGAAAATTAGTTTCGGTATAAAATTTTACTAATCCTTCTCCACCCCCTCCACCTCCACCCCCACCACTTTGAGTAGGGCATGTTACTGTTTTTGATTTTGAACAAGTATCATTGACCAATCCTGTTACTTTTACAGTATAATTTATAACTAATGATCCTCCTGTACAGGATAATCCGCATGTATTTGTACTGGAATCATTTGGAGGGGCACAGCATTCAGTTATATTTTTTCCACCACAATCATATCCATAAGATCCTGTAAAACATTTACCATTACATGTTCCTCCTTGATAGCATGCGGTATATATACCTAATCCTTCGGATTTAGTAGGTTGTTGTTCTTTATTTTTTTTAGATAATAAATAACTAGGGATAAATACAGCAAGGAATACAGCTATAATTATTGCTATAATAAAAATTAATTTAGTAGATCCTTTCATTTTTAATAATATTTTTTTTACTAAAAAATATTATTATTTATTTACATCAAATCTAGAAGGTTTACTTAAAACAACTAATACATATATTACTAATATAACTAAACCCACTACAGCGGATGCACCGAATACCTTATTTAAATCGACTTGACCAGTAGGTTGACCCAATGAATCGACTGTCTGAACAATAGGGGGATTAATACCTCCAAGAATACCTGCTACAATAGCAAATGGGAGAATAAAACTGAATACAGCCCATCCCCAGAATTTTCCTTGATTAACACGCTTAACTGAGGTAGATGTTTCAGCTACAGAAATAGAAGAACTTTTTCCTTCTGACTTCTTTTTAAGAGAGTCAATCTTTCGCATTTTCTTTTGACTAGACATTAGAGAATGAATTCTTTTATTTATTGAATATCTATTTTTTTAGATAAAAAATCTAAAGAAAAGAACTTCATTTAAGACTTACGTTATTCTGTTTAAAAATAGAAAAATGAATAATGATGGTGATGGGTTTAGACGACCTCCTCTTCAAGCGGTCAAAGGTCGTAGAACTAAAAAGGATGGACCACTTATTTCATTAGTTCCTTCTTCTTCTTCAACAACAACAACTCCTGTAGAAGATGAAAGTAGTAGTACTATTCCATCCTCACCTTTTCCTTATATACCTCCACCCCCTTTTCTAAGAAAATTAGCTAAACGCCCTACATCTCCAAGAGATGATACACCTATAGTAATAAATGGAGAAATTATTCAATCTTCTCCTTCCCCATTTATTAGTAATACTACCCCTATTACAGAAGAAGTAAATCCTCAACCTCTCCCTTATTCTCCCCCTTCTCAAGTACCAGCTCCATTACTTCCTGCTCCGCCAGAAGTAATTATAAATGATACAGACAATGAATCTGATAATGAATCAGATGATGAAGATATTATTATCCCTCAATTATCTTCTCCTCCCACTATTGAACCAATTGTTGCTGTGCAAGAACCTCCTAAATCATTTATTTCATCATTAGCGAAAAAAATTCCTTCAAAGGAAGAAGAATCACCAGTCAAGACGCATATTCCATCCCTTTCAACGAAAAAGGATATTACATGGTCTACGCCCGTTCCTGTTTCTTATACACCACAACCACCACAACAAGAATGGAATCCACAACCACAACAAACTATTCGCTCACAAACAAATCCTTATATAGCACCACCAAGGACTCAACCAATGCCCAAAAAGACTACCATTAATACCACGAATGGTATACCAATCCCCAAAACGATTACATCCGAATCCTCGTATAAGACTTGCCGTCCAACGGATATTCCAGAATTTGAATTTTTTACCGAAGAAGCAGCTCTAGCTCAACTCAATGAAAAAGATTACTATGAATCTACTAGTTATTGGAGAGCCAAATGCAAGAGATTATACGCTAGAACACCTAGATTAGAACCTCCCACAATAAGCGATAATGAACCCCCAAAATTAGCCAAGTTTAAGTATGATGAATATTATAAGAAATGTTCCGCAGTCCATTCTGCAGTCCAAGTTGGGACGATCGTCTATCTTGGTATTGCAGGGTTAGAATTCTTTCTCTGTTGGTTGGGTGTAAAAGCACAAGGATTATTCTCACTCACATACAGTAATAGAGAAGAGTACTATGATGCTATGTTGGAAATGGGTGAAATGACTCTCGGATGGTTCAAGGGGACAGTCTCCCCCGTCTATCGAATGGCGATAACATTCGGTATCAGTGTAGTCGTTTTACTATGCACAAATTATGCAATGGCTTTCCTACCTAAGGGTATCTCCGGCTTCGCAGATAAATACAAGGATGGAGCACTCAAGTGGTTGCAAGATATCGCTTCTACATTCATTGGAACAAAGAAGATTGATCCTGAATCAACCAATAATTATGGAGATACTTTATTCAATCTCATTACTCCCTTCCTAACTGGTGGATCCGTTCCTTCCATGAATCAACCTCCTTCAACCCCAACAAAACCTAAACAAATGTATGATGAATAAAAACAATTGAATTAATATTAATAATAATCCTTTTATTATTAAATATGGAAAAAGCAATTGAATCGGGTGATTTAACTCAGGTTAAATCATTTTTTGAAAATAAACATTATAGTGATGATATATATCATTCGGCACTTTGGTTGGCTTGCGAAAAAGGTCATGTAGATATAGTCAAATACCTTGTAGAGGAAGTATTAGTGAATTTACATGCATGCAATGAATATGCTCTTAATATAGCTTGTATGTCTGGTCATTTAGAAGTGGTCAAATACCTTGTAAAAGAAGGAGCGGATATTTTTAATGAAGAAGATGCTGTATTTTTTGCATCAGAAAATGGACATAAAGAAATAGTTAAATTCCTTGTTGAATGCGGATTACATGAATTATGGTTGATTTAATATCTCAAATTCCTTCGAACGCCCCAAAAATCAATCCATTTTTTTAAATCTTCCACATGTGGATATACATCGGGATTTAGGTAGATAATAGACCCATCCTCACTTTTGATTGGGTTCCTTGATTCATGAATTTGATGAATGCAAATTTTGCATAGAGAATTCAATGTATTCCATATGTAATCTTTTTGTTCTTTTGAGATAAGTAATGTTCCATCATTCTTTTTAATGAAAAATAATTCCTTAAACATTTGAATGACTTCCTCTGAAT